CACACTTACCAGCTCCTGTAAAATGACGTAGGCTTGCGTAGTGCACCACGAGCCGTGGTTCTTGTTGCGAGTAATCAAAGATACCCCACTCACAATCCTTTTCAGGAATAAAGATACTTCTGATCAGTGGGCCGAGAATCGCGTGCCGTGCAGGAATTTGCTGTAAATTCGGATTACTGTAACTAAATCTACCCGTTACTGTTCCGCCTTGATCCGAACGCATTTGGTGGATCTCAGCGTGAATCCTCCCTCGGTGCGAATGCTTGGTAATGCTTTCGATAAAGGTTGTTCTCGCTTTATTAATCTCTCTTGCTTCAACAACCATCTTGGCAAGCGGACTGTCGTGCGTTGCCAAAAAGTTTTTATCAAACTTCGGTTGACCTGTTGGTGTTCTATCGTATTTAATGTTAAGCGCATCAAAAGCTTTTGCCACAGAAGCTGCAGCCCATACTTCCACATCTTGATTAGTAAGTTTCTTAATGGAGGTAAGAAGTTTCTTTTCTTTTGAGAGTAAATCATTTTTTATCGTATCCGCCTTCTCTAAATCAACACGCACCCCGCGTTGTTTCATCTCAAATAAAACAGGAAACAAATCTGTTTCCAATTCAAAAATATTAATTAAGTTTTGTTTTTGTATTTCCGTGCGCAAATGATGCCATAACTTTAATGTTACAGCAGCGTCTTGTTCTGCGTATTCTCCAACGTGTGAGGCAGGAAGCTTCCACATTTCTCCTTTTGGATCAAGACCCCACATCTTGGCAGCTTCGTAGAGTTGGGTTTCCGATTTCGACTCTTGTAGATAATCTTTACTTAAAGTGTTTAGATCGAAACGAAACCTATTCTCATCTACTAAAGGTGCCGCAATAAGAGTATCAATTATTTTACCTTTGATGTCAACACCCATCGCTTTTAACCAGCCTACATCATAGAAAGCATTGTGAAATATATAATTTTTATCTTCATACGAGCATTGTTTTTTAATCCATTTAGTAACAATGGCTTTGTCCATGTTTGGCGGTGTGTCGTGAGCAATGGGATAGTAACCACACCATCCCTCGACAGCGACGGCGATGCCCACAACTTCACCATGTTTACGAATATATCCTGGACCTGTATCTTTAATACCAGGATCGCGTGTTTCTAAATCAATTGCTATCTCGTCATAACCAGATAGGTCAGGAAAATGATCAGGCATAACCCATTCACTGGGCATGCGGTGTACTTTAGGAAACCAATTAGGTTGTTCTTTCATCTATTTCTCCAGCTATTGCAGCGTAAGCAGCTAAATCAACATAGCTATCTTTTTTATGTGCGTGTTTTAATCTGGCAATCTTTACCAACCCCATACAGATAGCAACATCGTGCGGTGTAATTTCTTTATCAAGATACGCACTCCATAAGTTTGCAATGTTTTGATGGTTCGTTAATTTATCACCGTAGTCTTCCTGACGATCACCGCCAACAAGTTTCTCTGCCTCTTGCAAAATCTTTTGACAAATCATGCAGTTTTCCTTTCGTGAAAAAATATAGGTTCATATTCAAACTGTGCATCCGTGCGACGTACAATAACTAATTTCTTTTTTGCACGAGTCATTCCCACGTAAAAAACTCTTGCTTCATCATCTCTTCCTTGCTGTGTTTCTGTCGATGCTTTGTAAGGGCCATACGATAGATCTGTCAATAACATAACATTATCTCTTTCACCACCTTTACTTGCATGAATGGTTGACACTTCAATGCGTGGTTTATCATCAAGTTTATTTCCTTCACGCATTATCTTACGTAAATAATTTATTCTTTTTCTAAGTCCCTTTGCATTTAAAATGTCATACCATTTCATATCACGAACATTTTTATCTTTAATTGTTTCACGTAAACCAAAATCATTTATTAAATCTTCTAATGTGTACGTTGCTGCATGATCGCCTTTGAACGTTCCGTAATTTCTTTTGATACGTGTGCTATCCATAAATTGATAAATGGTATCACAAAATAAACCCGATACACTTTTACCATTTTGCAACGCGGTCCACGCTTTAATAGCTTCAATATATTTTAGATTAATAACGGATTGACCATACCGTTTATATAACCATCCGTAGGTCTCTAATGTATCACTAACTTGTTGTACAATTTCATGCGTACGACATAAAATTAACCATTCCCCTTCTTGAATTCCTTCATTTAAAGGTCTGATATTACTGACTTTTCTCTCTCCCTCTTCATCTCTCGGAGCATATTGTTTTGGTATTCTAATCGATATAGACTGTGCTAAATTTGTGGCAAGACTGTGCACACTTTTAGGAATACGATAAGATTGTGTTAACGGAATAACATTGTTATCACCACTTGTAGCCATGGCTATGAAGTGTTCAATGTCTGCACCTGCCCAACGAAAGATTGCTTGGTCATCATCACCAGCGACATATGTTTCAATCGGTTTAGCAACTTCTTGTATCATATCAATAACTTGCCATTGATGCTTGGACAAGTCCTGTGCTTCATCAACAAATAAATATTTTAGTTTAGGAGGATTACGTCGTTCTAAAAAATGGTTGAAGTAATCAACGTATTCTAATTTTTCTCGGTCGCGTTTAAAGTTCTTTAAATCTAAATCCATTTGTTCAATGGTATTACGTGCACCGTAATCATTTAATTTAACTGTCCTAAATATTTTATGTAATCTATCCTCATCATCAGGAAACTTTGCGTATGCTAAATTAATTAAATCTTGATATTCACTTTTTGCCGTTGGCATGGATATATCAACGCCGTTACCTTTTTTCATTTTATTAACAAAGACGCGGCCCGTGGTCCGTGAGAGGTCGTCGTAGTCACTTTGATCCATAATATCGGACTGCTGTAACTGTAATCGTTTATACGCGAGCGAGTGCAACGTACAGAAATATGGATATATTTTCTTTAATTCATCTTCACTCCACTCTTCTTTCGTTACTCTATCACGTATTTCCTCTGCAGCTTTTACCGTAAAACTTAGATACGCAATTTCGTTTGGCTGTACACCTTCTTCATTAATTAATTTATCAACTTTGTTTTTTAAAAAAGTTGTTTTACCTGTGCCTGGTGGACCTATAACTATGTTTCTCATTAATACGGATCCTCTTGTTCAAACTTTTTACTTCTTAAAACATACTCCGCTTCTTTTATCGTTGTTGGTACTTTCCAAACTTTAGTTGGATTGTTATTTATTCGCATCGATATACTTTGACCTTTGAAGTCAGAGAATATTTTAAATTGATGTGAACCCGATAACTTTGTAAAACGTTTGGTCTTTAAAAAATCTTTAAAAGACTCACCTCTGAAGTAAAAGAAATCTTCCTCTTCGTACACCATACCTTGCAACATATCTTGTCTTTCTTTTGCACCCGCATAGTTTTCAATAAAGGTTTGTAAAAGAGATAAATACTCACCATTAGAGCTTACCTCTCCTGGTAAAATTATTTCTTCATAACCAGGATCATCAAATAAACTTTGTACTTTATCTGCCCATACATCTGCTTTCACTTGTTTTGGACTTTCATTAATTTGTTTAACACATGCTCTTCTGTATCGTGGCCATTCTGCTAGCGTATCTCCATCAATGACTAATACTTTACCATTATGTGTAACTTCAAACATTGGATCATCAGAAACAAACTTTTTTAAACTTGTAATGGTAGCAGTCGCTGCTTTTCCAATACCAAATTTCATATTTTTGCATTTTGTTTTTTCACAGATAGAAGCAAATTCACCAACAAGTTTTTTACTGTCTTGTGGATCGGGTTGAGGACAGCTATAAAAATATTTATCGTCTTTTATTTGTTTAAAAATAGTAGTCATCTCACCAAATTCCAAAGGTGGTCTCATGTATTTTTGATTATATTGGTTAATCTTTCTCTCTAATTCATGAGCAGGGAAACGTTGACGTAAATAAATACCTAACTGAAACATGCTAATGTTTCGTTGTCCTTCTGTAAAACCTTCTTGAAAAGCTAACGTCTGTAGACACGGAGGAGCATCTTTAAAATCGTCTTTTAAAGTTTCATCAGCAGTTTTTTCAATAACTACCATGTCGAGATTCGATACGACTTTGTTTTCGTAATGCTTTATAAACATACCCAATTCAATCAATGCATTACCTTCATCATCTAACGCATATCTTGTCGGATACTCTGGGTGGTTATATGGCAAGTTTAAAAAGTTTCCCGTCCCTTTCGGATTTAATTCTATTTGCCTTGGAAAAATTTCATTTTCACCGTACCCTAACCATGCAGATATTTCTGTCAGTTTCATCTGCATATCTATTGCTTTCGCTGGTTCTTTTACAAATAAAAATACATGAGCGCCCCCACTTTTTGACTTACACACAATTAGGGGTAATTTGTTGTCGTTCAATTGTTTAATTAATTTTTTATGATCGAACCCATCGTAGGAGTCTATATCAATAGCACCCCACGTGCACGTGTTGTCGTCTTTAATCGGAATAATACCAAGCGATGGCTCCTTGCCATCAAGATGATCATGCCATTTCTGTTCCGTTAGTTGCTGTTTTTCGATCCAAGAATCTGTTTCTAGTTTACCTCTTTGATTTTTAGAGCGGCTTTTTGTTTGACCATAGGCTCTATCTAGGCCTGAGAATATTTCTATAAATTTTTTTCTATCATCAATCATAATTTCTTATACATAGTTGAGGGAGCAATATTTTTTGTAGGAGGAAAATGATGCTCCCTCGGGATTTACGATTTCAAGTGTTTTAGTACGCGTCAGAAGACGCGTTGTCAACACTTTCGTCTTCATGCTTAACTTTTATTTCACCAGCATCTACAGACGCGGAGAAAGCTTTTGCTTGTGAATACAAGTCAGCATCTTCGATTGGACCGACCCTAGAGACGTCCCAACCAAACCATTCACCCAAATCATTCGATTCTGCAATCGTTTTCAAAGAATAAATGTGAGAGTATGAAGGTGGTGTAAATAACCCCTTCGAACCTTTTAACTTTAACCCAAGCATCAAAGAGTTCCATCTTTTCGATTTCTTTCTTTGCGTGCTTTTCATCGCGATCAGAGCTTGTGACCAAACTCCATTATCGCTTTTAACTAAACAAAAATGATTAGCCGTATCTTCGATATAATTGCCATTACTCAATCTATCTTTACGTTGATCATCTCGTTGAGTTTTTGACAGTATATCACTGTCACCAGGATAGATATTAACAGGAGCACCCGTGCCCTTGCCTCTATCTTGCCATTCAATATATTGACGTTGGTAAGAGCATGGAATAACATCCACACCTTTTGTTCCGTCAAATATTTCTTTTGTAAGCGTATTGTAGATCATTCCACTTTCCGCCCCCTCAATGTATTGAGGATCTCTCTTCTTAATCTGTGGTGACGTATCACTCAGAATACGAAGAAAAGGAATTGCAAGATCATCCATGCCTAGTTGCCCTAGCCCTTGATTAGCGTCTGCCTCAAACATGCTAGGATCAAATGCAACAACGTTTCCTGCTTCTTTAGTCTTTACAGCGTTTGCCATATTTACTCCTTATTTTTTCTTGGTTATTTTTGTCTTCTGTCCGATAAACAAACTAAACGTATTGTCTGGGACAGATTTTCCTTCTTC